AGCGTTCCGCCCCCCCCTTGATCCCGACGCCATGGGGGCCAGGCGCTGGACCTCGCTGGATCCCAGGTCGATCTTGGTCCAGTCGGCTGATGTCGCGCCTGTCGAGCGGTAGAGCTCAGGGCCGTCGGTGTCCTCGGCGAGGGTGCCTGCGAAGTTCGGCGTCAGGCTGGAGACGGGCGTCCCTGAGCCCTGCATGGGCCTGCAGACGTGCAGCGAGTCGCCCGTGAGGCTGCTGTGGAGAGTCGGCACTAGCCCCCCTGCAGGATCTGCAGTTGCCCAACGAAATAGCTGATCGCGAGTGCGGCACCTGCGGTCCCGACACCGATGGAGACCTCGAGAACGATGGGGTCGAGGGGCCGGAAGGACTCGGCGCCGAAGATGGTCGGCGTCAGGTCCAGGTACGTGAAAGCCGTCTCGATGGTCGTGGGGGCGACGGTCCTGGTCACGACAGCCCCGCCCCCGCCGAACGATGCGCCTGTAGCCGGCGCCATCACCTCCAGTTGGAAGGTGGCGGCAAGCGCTGCGGAGCCTGCGTTGCCCTGGAACATGGTCGCCAGGCGGATGCCGCTCGCCTTCCACGCCCGGAAGTTCTCGGGGAGCCGGTAGTGCAACCGGAAACTCGTGGGCAGGGTAGCTATGGGCTCGTCGTCGTTCTTGCTGATGCCGGTCCAGGCCATGTGCTTGGAGGTCGCAGTGTCGAGGATCGTTCCCCGGGACAGGGAGTCCGCCGCCTGCATGGACCACTGGAAGGCCGAGACGTTTGGGTACAGCCACGCGGACGCATCGCCCGGGGCCAGGATCTCGCCTCCGCATGTCGGCATGCTGTAGAGGTCGGCCAAGGGGCGGACGCCCAGTTGCCGGCGCCAGTCGCTGGGCGTCAAGCCGGTCGCGCGCCACAGGCGGTCTGTCGTCGTGTCGATCACGAGCTCGTCCACGTAGGACGGAGTAGCGGACCCGACAGGACTCCCCGTGATCTGGCGCAGTTTCGGGCGGTGGAGGTCGTTCCCGAGGATCTGGTCGTGCCCGATGGCCACCTAGGCCCCCACCTTGAAGCCGGTCAAGAACAGGGCCCCGGTCGCCCCCCGGTCCCAGTCGATCTGCAGAGCGTTGCTGTTCAGGTTGGAAACCGTCGCCCCGAAACTGTCGTCGGTCTCCGATGCGTCAGATACCCCCGTGATGATGGACGCCATGATGTCGACGGTCGTCGCGCTCGTGCGGCGGATGGTGAGGAACCCGTGTGCCTGGTTCGCCGCTCCGCTCGTCAGGATGGTCGTGCTGCCGACCTTCCAGGTGAAGGTGTCCGCGCCCTGGCCATCGGTCGCTCCGCGGATCTCGACCCAGTCCCCATCGGCCGCGAGAGTCCCCGCAGGGATGTCGTCGGAGACGCTCGTGCCGCTGGCCGTCTTCGCGTTGACGACGGACGTCAACGGGGTCCCAACAAGTTCGTTGATCGCCCCCACGAGGCTCTGAGCCGTCGTGGCGAGGGACGTCTGCCCGGACTCGTTCAGGGTGACGGAGGAGCCGCGCGCGGCAAGGGTCATATCCGACCCCGACCCAGCAGCCAGGGTCACGGTCGTGACGCTGGACCCGCCCCCCACGCTGATGGCCGTCGTCTGGTCGTCCGTCCAGAGGGCAGCCACGCCGGAGGTAGCCCGCTCGAGCGAGGCGACCACGGCCGAGTCAGCCTCGGCCAGCGTCTCCGAGTACGGCTTGCCGGTGATCTGCTTTCGGAGGGTGGCGGTCGCCATCGACCCCTACTCTGCGGGCTTGAGGCGATAGACCTCGCCGGTCTCGTCGTCCCGGTGGATGGTGGTGCCGTCCTCGAGGCGATGGACCTTGCGGAGGACTGCGTTGGCCTGATGGTTGGCGGCTGCCTCGATCTCGACGATGCGCGCCTCGAGGCCTGCCACCTTCATCTGGAGCATGCCGTTGGCCCGGTGTGCCTTCGCGAGCTCCTCCTGGACGGCCATGGTCTCGTTCCGGGCGTTGTGGATCTTGATCGCCCAGTAGTCCCCGGGGTCGGTGGGGCTCCTGATGGGGGGCTTGGGGTCGGTTGGCTTCTCGCCGTTGCCGTTCGTCTCGTCCAGCTTCGTCACCTTGCCCTGAGGCTTCGTCTTGTCCTTGATTCGGTTCTTCATCTCACTCCTCGCGGGGTCGTGCCGCCCCAGGGGCCAATCATAGCCCCCAGGGCGACACGGAGTGAGAATGCTAGACGATGCTCTTGGAGCCGTTCACCAACATGACCTCGATGGTCTGCCCGGCGGTCTTCACGCCGACGTCACTGATCGCCCAGCCAACCGACTGGATCATGTTGCCCGCGGTGCTGGGAGCCACGTTCGTGGCGCGCCCCGCCGTCGCCGCCGACATGAAGATCTCGTCACCCGCAGCGTAGGTCGCGGCGTCCACCTCGACGGTAGCAGGGCCCGAGATGACGACGTTGACCGACGCAGCCGCGCCAGCGGAGCCCTCGGCCACGCCGATGAAGGCGTCCGCAGCCTGGGCGGTGCCCGTGGTGGCGTCGGCCTTGTTGACGTTGCTGGCCGTCGTGGTCTGGTACAGCAGGCTGCCCTCATTCACGGCCGCCTGGGCGGTCATGGCGAAGACGACCGTACTGGACGACGCAATCTCGGCCTTGAGCTCGTTGAGCGCGCCAACCACGGACGTATTGGTGAACCCGCTTAGGGTCGTGTCGCCGCTCTCGTTGAGCGTGATGGTCGCGCCGCGCCCGCCCAGGGTGAGGTCGGCGCTGGCCCCCGACACGGTCACATTGGAGGCCGCGGAGGCGTCCAGGCTGAAGGTCGCAGCATCCAGGGTCACCGCGGTTGCGCTGGCGCTACCGATGGTGACGGTCTGGGCTACGGCGTCCGTACCGATGCTGACGGTGCCAGAGGCCAGGACGTTCAGCGCCACGGTGTCGTCCGCGTCCAGGTTGATCGCGCCGGTCCCGTTCGCGCTCGCGGACGTGAGATTCATCGTGCCGTCACCGCTGGTCGCAGCCGTGTTGTTCACGCTGATGGTCATCGTGGCGTTGGAGGTCGCGACAGCACGAGCCAGGCTGAAGTTAGCCGTGGTTGCGTTCGTGGCGTCGATGCTGACGCCGGTCAGGCCATCGATGGCGACACCACCCGCGGTTGCGTTGATGTCGATGGCATCGGTGTCGGTGCCGGCGCTGTTGACGTGGACCTGGTTGGCCCCGCCCCCTGCAGCCTCAAGGGTAAGGGCCTCGCCGCTGCCGGTCACGGTCATGTTGGACCCGGTCGTGGCGTCGATGCTGACACTCGTGCCGTCCAGGGTGACCGTCGTGCCGTCCATGTCCAGCGCTCCGGCCGAGGTGACCGCTAGGGTGCCGGAGGTGACCGTCGAGACGGTCAGGGCGGCTGCTGTCGTGGTTAGGTTGCTGGCCCCGGTGCCGTTGATCTGCACAGCGACACCGTCCACGTCAACGGTCCCGGCGGAACTCACGGCAAGCGTGCCGGAGGTCGTCGTTGCCAGGGTCAGCCCTGCACCCGCGACGGTGAAGTTCGACGCTCCCGCGGCGTCCAGGCTGATGGCCGGCGTGCCCGAGGTGACAGAGATATCGAAGTCTCCGTCCGCGTCGGTCATGGTGATGGTGTTGCCGTTGCCGTAGGCCTGGTCCAGGGTCGTCGTGCCGGCGCCAGTCGAAAGGTCCGTGAGGCTCGAGGTGAGAGCCGCCTGGGTCGCCCCCTTGCCAACCTGCCAGTCGCCGTCGGTCTTGCTCTGGATCACAGAGACGTTGACCTTGGTGATGGCTCCGCTCGTGTCCGTGTCGTTGTCGAACCCGGTCGCCACGAACTGATGCACGGGCGAGGAGTCGATGGTAAGGGTCGTCCCCGAGTGGGAGGTGACCTCGTACACGCCATCGTTGTTCGGCAGGTTGGCGCCCGTGATCTGGACGAAGTCGCCGGCTGCGAAGGTGGCGGAGCCGGCCGTGGTAACCGTGCTACCGCTCGTGAACCCCGACCCGCCGAAGGTGTCAACGGTGGCGGTCGGCAGGTAGTTCACCGCCAGGCCCCCAGTCAACGCGGCTGCGGTCGTGTAGTCGCTGTTCAGGTAGTAGTGCGTGTTCGGGAGGTTGTCCTGGTCACCGAAGGCGATGGCGCGCAGGCTGTTGGTCATGGCCGTGAGGTTGTCCCCGCGCCCCACGCTCCAGTCGCCATCCGTCCCGGCCTGCAAGACGGAAACGGTCACCTTGCGGATGGTGCCGGCCACGGTGGAATCCGCAGTGAAGCCCGCCTGAACGAAGCTGTGAGTCGGCGAGGAGTCGATCACGAGGGAGGTGCCTGAGTGGCTCAGGACTTCGTAGAGCCCATCGTTTCCGACGGTGTTGGCACCCTCGATCTGGATGAACTCCCCGGCCGCGAACGTGGCAGACCCGGTCGTGATGACGGTGATTCCGTCGGTGAACCCTGCGCCGGCAACGGTGTCGTTCGTGGACGTCGGGAGGTAGTTCACCACGACGCCGCCAGACTGGGCGCTGACCGTCTCGTAGCCCTTGTTCAGGTACAGGTGGTTGTCGGCGATGTTGACTGTCTCGCTGTCGACGCTCGTGGTTGTCCCGGCCACGACCAGGTCACCAAGGACGGTCACGGTCTCGCCGCTCTTGCCCAGGGTCGTGCTGGTCTGTGCCGCGCCACCTCCGATGACGATGGCCGTGGTGTTGGCGTCTGCCCAGAGGTTTGCCGCCCCTGACGTGGTTCTCTCGACGTCGCTCAGCGTGCCGGCGTCGGTCCCCTCCGTGAGGGAGACCATGTAGCCCTTACCGCTGACTCGTTTCACTAGCGTTACCGCTGCCATGATGAGCCCTTCTTAGTTGCCCTGCATCTCGCGCTGCGTCTGCACGAAGATGCTGGTTGATGAGGAGGCTAGCCCCACCTCGCGAACTACGCTGCCCGCTGCGGTGGGATAAGCCAGGTTGCCTGTGTCGGTGATCCCCACGATACCCCCCGCCGTCGTCCCCAGGATGTAGGTCTCCCCAGGAGTCAGGCCAGAAAGGGCCGTCAGGTCCCCGTCGTACTGGATCTGGCACTGCCCCGCGGAGGGGGAGTCCAGGACCGTCACGAAGCCCACGAAGGCCTCGCATGTGGACGCTCCGGTAGCGTCTGCCTTGTCGACGCTGCCATCGCCCTTCTGGTACACGCTGTCGCCGACTGTCACTCCTCCGGTGTACGTCCTCGTGATGACGCCCGCGACAGCCGACCCGCCACCAGAGCCTGCAGAGGCCAGGGTGTCCACCACGACGTTGCCCGTGGCCGGGTCGATGACGACCTCGTAGGCCTCGGACGAGGGAGGGGCGGCGTCGATCTTGTGGACGGTGATGGTGTCCGGGTCGAACGTGTCCCCCGTGTCCATGAGGTCCGTGGGCGAGGCCGCGCCCGAGGGCCAGAAGTAGATGTGTCCGTCGGCACTGTCCTGGTAGAGCGTCCCGCAGCCCGCCGCAGGGGCGGATGCCGGCGTGGCGTTCTCAGCCGTCTTGACGAAGCCACTCCAGCCGAGGGTGTTCCCGGCCAGAATCATCTCGTCCGTCGTGAGCTCCCCGCCCGAGTCTGTGCCTGTGATCTGCAGGCCGGTCGCCCCCTGCTGGATCCGGTGACCCCCCGTGGTCCCCCCCGTGGTGCTGCCAGACGGCTGGGCGAAGTCGATGGACGACATGCCGCCAGGGATCACAAGATGCGTTTTGACGGGCCAGGTCTTCGTGCCCGTGGACGGGTGGTAGTCCCCGCCGAGGATGTCTCGGACTGGCAGCATGGACGGGTGGACGACCATCCCGCCGTTGCCGCAGGGCCACCCGTCGATCACGGTCTCCTCGAAGCCATGCCAGGAGCCGTCACCCGTGGCGTAGCCGCTCACCTCGCCGCAGAGGGGCGCGCCGATGAGCAGTTGCATGTCCTCGCTCGAGGGCTCCGGGTCGTTGAGCGGGTCCCACTCCCCCGGCCTCGAGGTCAAGGGCTTGAACTGGATGCAGGGCGCAGCGATGTTGTAGGGCGTGTGGGGGATCAGTTGCCCGCCCTCGGCCCCGCCGTTACCGCCTGTGACAGGGCGCCCGGAGCCGGGAGGCAAGGGGGGCTCGATCAGGCCACCCGGGATGCCGCCGGGGGCAAACTCGGACACACCAGGGGGCAGGGGAGGCTCGATCAGGCCTCCTGGGACCCCGCCAGGCGCGAAGCCACCCGGTGGCCCTGTGATGATCTCCTCGCCGCCTGGAGGGTGCCTGGGGCGCCTCGGGCGCCGCGGGGGGCGCTCCTCGGGTGGAGGCTGCCGTGGGTCGCGCTCCTCAGGGGGAGGCTGTCGGGGGGGTGGCTTCCTCGGGGGCCAGCGGGGAGGCCTCTCGGGGATCGTGAAGGGGATCTGGATCTCCCACTCCCATTTCCCGGGGCCCCCCACGCAGCCTGCCCGGTGGGCCTCGGAGCCGTTCCAGCGGAGGTGCACCCGCTTCCAAAGGCCAGAGGGCAGGCCGTCAGGCTCCATCCACCTGTTCGGCTGGAACTTGAGCGGACCGTCGCCGCCCTGCCCCTTGAAGAGAGACCACGTCCCCAGGTGGATCGGCTGGATGGGGTTGCCGTCGACTCCCTTGCCCCCGGCGTGGACGTCTCCGGGCCCACCGCTCCAGAACGGGCCTCCCCCTTGAGCCTCCCCGACGCAGTGGATCTTGTCGACGCGCAGGCCCTTTGCTCGAGCGGCACGCTTACCACCTGCTGAGAGGTGCTCCACGAAGACGTGATGCCCGCTCAGCCCGTCGATGGCGCTGTTGCCCAGTTGCAGGCTGATGACCTTGCCCGCGACCCCGCACATGCCTGAGCCGAGGTCTTCGACGCTGAAGATGCTCTGCAGGCGCTGTTTGAGCCCTGGCCCTCCGTCTGGGGCGGCGTCGAAGACGTAGGTACCAGCAGACGCAGGGCCGTTGGCGTTGATTGCCACGACGCCCCAGGCGTCCGGGTGGAGGTTCTCGCCCTGGGTGAGCTCGTTGGTTCCGCTGGTAGCCGTGGCCGTCCAGCCCCTGAGGAAGGTCCCGTCCCACCACTCGGGTGGGCTGGGGCTCTTCGCCTCGTAGCGCGTGTCTGCTAGGGCCCCTGGGTCCTTGATCGGCAGCCAGTCTTCCGTGGGGGCCCCTGGCCCTCCTGGGACGAAGGTCTTGCCCTTCTTCGCGCCGGTCCCGCCGAAGACGACGGGTGCACCGGTCATAAACCACGAGTGGAGGTTGGCGCGCTCGCCCTTGGATGCCTTCCACAGGAGGCCACCCTGGATGTCTCCGTGGCTGTCGTTCGACGGGGGCGGTAGGTCCGGGTCGTCCTCGGGCAGGAGGCGGATGGCCCCCATGGTCCGACGCATGGACACTTCGTACGTGGAGTCGTGGTGCTGGAGGACCCACCACCCGGATACGCGTACGTCTTGGGCGTGCATTAGGCCACGCCGTTGTTCAGGACATGCAGGACAGCCCTGCGGGTGGAGCCGTCCAGGTACCGCCAGATGTCCGCGGCCTGGCGGATCGCAGGGAAGTCTGCGCGCGTGACGGTGGCACCGTTCTGCATCAGGTGGCGCACTGATTCCATGGACCCAGTCGGCTCGAGGGCTGGCGCCATGTCCACCGTCACTGAGCCAAAGGGGCGATCCGACAGCGTCTCATAGACCCGATCCGCGGCTGCCTTGGTGAGCTTGCGAAGCGTGTTCCTGTTCGTGCAGAGCTCGACAGGCAGCGTGCCACGCCCCCTAATCGCGTCCACGATCCGTCCAGACCTGCTGTCCTGCCACTTGTAAAGCGCAGGCATCACGCCGGATCGGATGCGGGTGTCCTGCACGGGCCCGGTGGCCGCCCTCGAGCCTAAGGGGATCCGGCCCACCTGCTCCTCTGCGTGCAGGCGCTGGGACGTGTTGGGGCTCCCAGGAACCACCGTCAGTAGCACGGACAGTTTCCAGCTAGGCTGCAGGACGATCAGTCCCCACCTCCCAAATTCCACGGCCCCGGAGCCGTTCGACTTCCCGAGGTCCACGGAGGGGATGGTGTCGTTCGTGGGCCTCCCGAACACCATTTGGTCCGTCAGCCCGTAGGGGTCGAACTTGGGCTCGACTCGGATGACGCCGCTCTGCGCGTCTTCGATGCTGACCGTCGCGGGGACCGGATGCGCTGCTGACAGGTTGGCGGCGTAGCCCTCGACGAACCACCCCTGCTGCGTGTTGGGCTCCGCGCGCTTCTTCGCCAGGCCCCACATGGAAGGCTTCCGAGTCCAGTTGCAGTAGGCTTCCGCGGGTCCATAGGCCCCCGTCTCCGTGTTCAGGATCGAGGCACGGATCGGCATGATGGAGGCGATCCGCTGCCAGAACGTGTCAGCGATTCGGAACGTCCTGCGCCAGTGAGCCATCACCGTCGCAGCCCTTGCCGTCCAGACAGGATCCGGAATCGTGTTGCTTGGGTTGCCGAACTGCATCGCGAAGTTCAAGGGGCCGATGCCCATGATCATCTTGCGGATGGCTTTGAAGGAGACAGGCTGAGCCCCGCCCTTCGTCTGGCGCACCCCCCAGGCGTCGAACAGATCCTGCAGCGGAACCCAGGTGCCGCGCGCGACCTTGCGTCCGTCTTTCAGCACGAGCTCCACGTCAGGGGACGGAGCCACGTTGATGAGGGTGTTGGAGTCCAGGAACTCGTCCTGAACGAAGGTCTTGAACGACGCGGACGAGGTCGGCTCCTCGTAGTCCAGCCGGAGTTCCATCCACGGAGTGAACAGGCCCCGCACCTTGGTGGGTCTGACGCCAGACCTGTCCACCGTCCCGACCTGCAGCCCCACCCGCTGGGTCCGCGCCACCTGGTCCAGAATCGTCTTCTCCTTGCCGCTCAGCTTGTCGTAGAAGACAGCCTCTCCCTTCCGGTTGATGTAGACGGCCATCCCGGGCATGTAAGCCAGGACACGCTCAACGCCGTTGTCCCCGGCGTCGTCCAGGACCAGGTTCTCGATCTCCACCTCCGGGGGCTTGTCCTCGAAGATGTGCTTCTGGCCAAGTTCCTGCATGACCTTGGCCAAGGCGCGCCTGGCCGTGTAGGGCTTGTTCCCGTCGATGGTGTACTTGGCGTACTTGATCTTGGGCTGCGGGACTGCGTTGGAGATGTCTCCGTCCGTGTTCAGAAGGAAGACGTCCCCAATGGCCCTGCGCAGGTTGAACGTGATGGCGAGGTGCTTTCGGGCCCAGAGCCAGCGACGGTCCACGAGACGGATCGTGCTCGAGAACGGATCGGCGCCCGGCCCGACCTCAACCAGGTAGACCTGCTGGATCTCCAGGACCATGTTCTCGCGCTCGATCCGGAGCGTCTGCGGAGTGCCGACCTTGTCCTGCAGCTTCGCGGCGCGGCTCTGGGTGAGCGTGTAGACCTTGTCCACGGGCTTGGTTCCGGCGCGGAGGTCCCAGTCGAAGACGCTTGACCCGCCGAGGATCTCCCCCGCGTACGTGACGATGGGAGACGGCTCACCTGGCATCAGCCACCGCCCATGCGCATGCCCGTGTTGTCTCCAGCCCCACCGCCACCGCCGCCCTTGCCGCCGCCTGCTGCGTTGCCAGACCCGCTGCGTGGCGGCTGCCGAATCGAGCCAGACGCCCCGCCGCCTCCCCTGAGGACGGGGATAGTGAACGAGGAGACCTTGGCCCTGACGTAGATGAAACGCTTGGTGACGGAGCGGAGGTCCAGCTGCGTACCGCTCGAGAGGCCCTGCTTGAACTGGCGCGCGGGGCCTATGGTCTGCCGGACCAGGTGGAAGTCATCCCATGCCGTAACGAGCCCGCCGGCCGCCCCTCCGGTGGCCTTGTCCTTGGGGGTGCTTCCGCCGATGGTCGAGGGGTCTTCGGTCCCCGTGTACGTGTAGGTCCAGACGACCGTCCGGACATGGCTCTTGGGGCCCTGGTACATGTCCCGCTCGAAGGGGTCACCGCTCCACACTGCACGGAACAACAGGCCCTGTTCGATCACGTCTGTGGTCGTCTCTCGGACCCGGACGAAGTTCCCGCCCTTGGAGACCAGCAGCGTCATGGTGGCGCCGATCCGGTTCCGGGGACCGTCGAAGGTAGGCCGCTCGGACGTGATAACCGTCGTGCCGCCCCCCGCGTGGATGCCTGCCTGGTTCACGATGTGGGGCCTGACGGTGGACGACCACAGGCCCTCGAGGTCCGTGGTGACGTCCTTGTCCACGTCGGTCGAATAGACCACGTGTACCTCAGTCAAGGGCGTGGGGGCACCGAGGGAGGTCGTGGAGTCGTTGATGCCCCTGATGGCCCTCGTGATACTCAGGTCTTGGTTCTTCAGGGCGGTGACGTCCAGCGTCCCCACGCCTTCGTCGAAGATGAGCTCTATGTACTCCAGGTTGAACTTCAGCACCTTGTCATCGGTGTCGTTGATCGCCCTGGATCGGACCTGGTTCCACGTCCCGCCTAGGCTGCTCAACACGCTCGAGGTGTACGCGTTGATGTTCGCCAGGTACTGCGCCCTGGCGTCGTTGGCACCAACAGCCGTCCAGGTCCCCTCGATCACCACGGAGTCCTGCCCGCTGGCAGACGTCTCCACCTCGACTGAAGACTCCTGACGCCCGGCCCTGCCAGTGAGGTCGGCAGGGAGCTCCACCGTCACCTCGCATCGGTACCGCGCGCTATTCCCGGTGCCGTGCGTCTTCGTGATCCGCGGGCGGGCGTTGAAACCGGTATTGGCCGAGTGGCTGAACGAGTGGCGCGTGGTCGCTTCCAGCACGACGGCCAGGGCCTGCTCTGGCTTCGTGTAGGCCGCGACCAGTGCAGCCTCCGACGCCAGGAAGGTCGCCCGTGTCGTGTTGGACACCTCGACCTGGAAGGTAACCGTTGCCTCCTCGTAGGTCTCGGAGAAGCCGTACCGCCCCGACAGGGTGTAGCTGGAGTCGGTCTGACTGCGTCCGACGGTCAGGCCTGCGTATGTGACTCCGACAAGGCGCGCCATCAGAGAGCCCCGCCGGTAGCCGCGGAGCGGACAGCCTTCAGGATGTCGTCCAGTTTCCGGTTCGTCTCAAGGAGGATCCCACCCGCACCGAATCCCGCCGCACCGGGGCCCGGAGCCCCGCTGGTCGGTCCACTGAAGGCGCTGATGCGCCGGTTCACGAGGTTGGACACGGCTACCTGCTCGCGCACCTCCCGTTCTGCCAGGCCCTCCTGGAACTCCAGGATGTCGCGCCTCTCCTCGGGGCTGATGTCAATCCCGGCCCTGGCAAACGGCTGCGTGACTGCCAACGTCCGGCGGCCGGCAAGTTCGGCTGCCTTGACTGCGGGGCCTGTCTTGCCGGTGAAGTCGAACTTGGCCAGTACCTTCGTGACAGCAGCGCCGAGAGCAGGCAGCGCGGCCTCTCCACGCTCAAAGGCGCCCAGGACATTTCGCTGCGCAAAGCCCGCCGCGCGACCGAGCCCTGCGCTGATAGCCCCTCGCTCCCGGCCGCCTCTGCGCGTCCCTCCGGCCCTTGAAGCCCTTCGGGCCCCTCTGCCGGTCGCTGCGTCACCAGCGGGTGCGTCCTCGCCGGCCCCTGCCACGCCCGCCTCGAGCTCGTCCTGAAAGGATGCGAGGGCCTCCGACGCTGATGCGAGGCTCTCGGAGAAGGCTGCCAGGCCCTCGTCGGTGTCATCGAACCGGCTAGCCATCGTCGCCCCCCTCGAGGCTGGCAGCTGTCACGGAGACCATGTGGTCCAAGAGGGCCAGGTCGTAGCCCTTCCCGCCGTCGATCTCCGCTTGGACTGCGAGCCTGTCCATGCGCCCCGAGGCACACATGCCTGTGCGGGTGGCTTGCTTGACGTCCACGAGCCGCGCGCCTGCCACGAGGGCTTGTCGCTCGACCTTGTCCTGGGCGAGCCAGAACTCCGGCGTCAGGGTGATGCGCGCCTCGTGCAGCTGCGCTGACACACGGATCATGTGCGAGAGGCCCTCGGGCCTGCTCTCCGTCAGTCCAGCTAGTTCGTGCAGTCTCACAGGGACAGGTTAGCCAAGAGGTCCATTGCGCCAAGCCTGTCCGACGCATCGGGCTGCGCCACGAACAGGACTGGGATGTTGAGGAATCGGAACGAGGACAGGGCCATCTGCGCCTGTGGGGTCAGGATTGGGATGGCCTTGTACAGGATCACAGCGGGATGCTCTGTCTGGTTCCGCGGAGTGAACACGAGCGGGGACAGGGCCCGGGGGTCCATGGACGTCCCGATGGTCGTGGTGCTGCCGGGCCACTGGATCGTGGTCCCAGAGACGTTAGGCAGCACCTTGCCGTAGGCGTCGTCTTCCCAGCCCTCGACCAGGGCCCCCATGACGAGGTTGCCTCCGCGCCAGGTGACCTCCCAGGTGCTGTTGATCCCCTCGGAGAGGTGCTGAGCGTAGTCGCTGGGCGGGGACAGTGAGATGCCACCGACGAGCCCCAGGCCTGTCCCGCCGTGGGGCCATGCAGTCGCCAGGTTCGTGCAGCCGTAGGCCATCCGACCCGTAACCAGAAACGAGGTGTTGGTGTTGGGGCTCGCCATGGTCCTCGGTTACGCGGGGTCTGTGATCGTCTCGCCGCCTGCGTTGTTACTGGGCAGCCACCCGTCAGGGCCGTATGCCTTCCAGAGCCAGTGGCTAAAGATCGCTCGAGGGACGCTCTCGTTGTCGCTCAGTGTGAAGATGTCTTCGCGCAGGTAGGGGGCCTCGGGCGCAGTGTCACCACCTCCGACGGCTGCATACCAGGTCCCATCCAGGTTCGTGTACGGAGCGAGAATCGCGTCGTCCGTGATGACCGACCCAGCGCCATTGCCGCTCAAGGTCACCTTGAACGTCATGCCGTCCTGGCGGAAGTTGTCGTACCAGGCGTTGGAGCCTAGCGGCATCTGAAGGACGTTCCAAACGCCATTGGTCCCCGTGGACACCACGACGGTCACCACCTGGCTTCCGAGGGCGAGCTCCAGGGTGCCGTCCCCGCCGCTCTGCCGGTTCCAGGCGATCTGAGCGTAGTACGGGATGCGCGGATCGAAGGTCGTCCCAGGCTGCGCCTCCTGTATCGCCTGGCTGATGCTGTCGTTCCCCAGGAACTCCAGGCCCCAGATAGTGCTTGCCTGGCCAACCATGCCGCGGTAGACGTTGGCCGCTCCTGTGCGAAGGGCGAAGTTGGCGGCGCTGCTGCCGATGGTCCACGAGGTGATGCCCGTCGTCAGGCTGCCTGGGGTGTCCAGGTCGCTGCTGGCGTCGTTGGCGTCGAAAGACGGATTCTGGAGCCAGGTCTGCGTGGCGGACCCGTCCAAGCAGGTGATCTCGGAGACGTTGCCGGAGCCGTCCCAGAACAGCAGGTCGCGCTCCGCGGACTGCCCCTTGAGGCGGAAGACCTCCTGGTACTTCTGGCCCTGGTTCTGATCGGTGATGCACTCGAATCGCTTCGACTCGGGGCCCGTGCACTCGATCACGTCCCCATTCCAATCCGTGGTAAGCCGGTGGATGAGGCCCGTCCCCGTGTTGGCCCCGGGGCTCGGCTGGTTCATGGTCATCCCACGGCTGTTGATCTCGTCAGCCGAGGTGTCTGCCATGTACTGGCGGATCTCGCTCAGGAGCTCGAGGTCGCTGCGGGCGGTGACCTCGGCGCCGATGGCCCTGGCCATCTCCTGGAGGAAGGGGGAGAACATGGCCTGCAGCCGGGAGGGAGTGATCTCCTGGGAGAGGACGTTGCGGACGGAGCGAACGATGTTGATCCCGGCCGGCGTGAACTCACCGTCCAGGTTCTGCACGATGTCGTCTTCGAGGTCGTACAGGTTGGGGCTGTTCGACGAGCCGAATTTCTCGACCTCGTTGACGACCTTCACGGCCTTGCCCAGTTGGGTCCAGATGCTCGCGAAGGTTGGGGATGCGCCTGCCATCAGAGCCTCACAGCAGCCCGCTGACGAGTCCGGAAATGATCGCCCCTGCCACGCTCGCCACCTCTCGGAGTGTCTCCAGGAGAGCGCTGCGGGCTGCCGCGCTCCCCACGAACTGCCAATCGAGGATGGTCCCCCTCACGAGTTCCACCTCGGCCTCCACGTCCTCTCCCAGCATGGCGCGGGACAGGAGGTCGCCAAGGTCTTGTGTGGCCGCCTCGAGGTCTTCGCGCGCGGTAGCCTCGTAGGTCTCCCACGCAGCGCCGATGCGTGCCTTCGTGCTGTCCAGCAGCTTGGCGCCGAGGGTGGCGGCGTGCTGGCTCACTTCTTCTCCAGGGACTGGAGCGCGGCGTCCAGGCGAGCCTTCCACGCCTTCGCCTTGCGGCGTCTACGCTGCTTCTGCGCGGTGCTGAGGGCCTTGTCAGCCTCCACGTAGCGCAGCCACTCCTTGCCCACCGTCTTGTACGTGGACTCGTCCGCGCGCACGTAGTCGGCCTGCAGGCTTCCGCAGCCGCCCAGGAGGACGGCCAGCAGCAGGAGGATGGGGGCGTATGCTCTCATAGTCTCTCCAGCGTCCCGTCGCAGCGGACCTCGATCCCACCTGCGCGGTCGTCTCGCACATCGACAACGGTCCAGCGGTCTGTCTCGCCGTCGATCACGAAGTAATCCCCGCGGGTAGCCGATCCGATGTCGTCTCGGTCGAACGTGAACACGGCCCGCCGCCTAGCGTCAACGAAGCCGACCTGCTCGTTGAAGATCACGGTCGCGTCTGTGATGACGACTCCGGTCTCCGGCTTGGTGTAGATGGCCGTGACCCCGAGGCGCCCTTTTAGGACGTCCATGGCGTTGTCGAACGCTCCCTCGAAATCTGACGGCATGCAGCCTCCGGTTGGACGCGAGGGGCCCCACCGATCAGGGGCCCCCCGCTTCCGTGGCTACTAGGTCGTGATGTTCGACAGGATGTAGATGGCCTCGGAGTGGATCACCTTGACGTCCACATCCAGCCGCGCGCGGATGACGTCGCTGCGGACCCGCTCGTCGCGGTACTGCTCGATCACCAGGTCCTCGAAGGCGAAGGTGCGACCGAAGCCCATGGCCCGGAGGTCGTCGCCCTGGGGGACGTGCAGCAGGCTGACGAACTCGTCGTCCCAGATGTCTGCGATGGAAGCCGTGGCGCCAGGGTTGGCCGAGTTCCGGACCGACTGGCTGACGACGACGTTGGGGATCCTCCAGACCTGCGACATCGCAGCGGAGCCCATCTGAGTCGGGTCGAGGCCAGGGGCCCCGCCGTACTTGACGTAGTCCTGGACCTCGGCGGTCTGGACTGCGTTCGTCATCACCTTCTCGGACATCACGATGGTGTTGGGGTAGATCCCCAACTGAGCCTTGAAGGTCTCGCGAGCCGTCAGCACGTCGTTGACGGGCGTGGCCGTCGCGAGCGTGTTCCACTCGACCGTGACGCCTGCGCTCGTGTACGTGCCCGAGTCCTGGACGATGCCCTGGATCTCGATCTCGAGGTCCCGGAGGACAGCCGAGACGGCTCGGTCGGAGGCCAGCTGCTCGAAGCGGATGCCGGTGTACCCGTACGCCGCGCGCTCGCGGTCGTCCAGGATCTCCTCGACGCCACGCTCCTCGGTCGCGTAGCTGTCCTGGGTGAACTGCCAGGCCTGGCGCTGGTAGCCGGCCCCAGGGGCGCGCTTGACGTCCCGGCCGTCGTTCAGGAGGGCCTCGATGAGGACCTTGCTGAACGAGGCGCTTTGAAGGGCGACGCTGGTCATGGGCATCACGGTCAGGCCTACGAGGCCCTGAACGTGTGCCATGAGGTCGAACTCCTCGTAGGCCTGGCCGAGGTCAGGCCTCTGGAAAGTGCTTGGGCTGCTTGGTGCGGGCATGATGTCTCCTCAGCCTACGCGGTCAAGAACTCGACCCAGTCGCCCGCCGCTGCTGCGGCCTCGAGGCTGGTGCCGATGGAGGTTCCGAGGGCGCTCGTGCTGATCTCGCCAGACGCTGCCGAGTAGAGAGCCGTGTTGATGGCGATGGCCGCGTCAGCGATCCCCGTCAGGGTCCCGACGCTGCCCTTGTGCAGCTTGATCTGGACGAGCTCGCCGCTCGCCACAGCGGTGCGGGTGTAGCCGATGGGGGCCTCCCCCGCACCGACTGCGACGACCTGCTTGGCGTTGGAAGCGTCCAGCTTCACGCCGATGTGAATGCCGAGGGCTGCGCCCGCGGTCATGGTCAGGAATCCGGTATCGTTGCGCTGGCTCATGGGCTACCTCCCCTTGCGGGCGGCGTTGAAGGCCTGGATGTAGGTCTCCTGGAGTTTGGGGTCGCGCCTGGCGATGTTGTCGGCGGCCATGGCGCGGATGTTGGCGGCCTTCGACAGCTTGATTCCGCGGACGCTCCGGCCGTTGGAGCCGAGGTCACGGAGACGCTTGCACTCCGAGGCCATCTCGAGGTTGTAGCGGGTGATGGGGTCGCTCTGACCCTGGGTTGTGCTGCCACCCCCCAGTTGCGCCGCATGATTGGGCTTGTTGGCCTTGGCCTTGGCCTTGCGCAGCTTCGCCTCGAGGGCGACGTTTGCCTGCTGGGTCTCGGCCAGCTGCGCCATGGCCTTGTCGGCGTAGGCGGCCTTTGCCTCCTGCATGGTGTGCTTGGACTCGACGCAGGACAGGACGTGCTCCAGATCCTGGGGGAATGCGGTTCTGAGGTCCGCGACGGTTGCAGGCTCCATCTGGGCCTCCTCTTGCTGTTCGGCTCCGCTCTCGGGGGCCTCGGTGGTTTCCGTGGTCTCCATGGTCTGCTCCTGGCTCGCTGCGAGCCTTGCGTGGATCTTGTCGCGCAGGGCGATGGCTGACGTGGACGAGTCGGCCCCGAGGGGGACGAAACTGGACTCCTTGAGCCGGGTGCCCCTCAGGACCACGAACGGCCCCTCCAGCACCTGGCCGTTGATCCCTAGCCGGTCCTCGGCGGACACGTCCTGCATGTTGTCGATGTCGATGTCGATGCCGACGGAGGCCTGCCAGTTGGCTCCCTGGTCCGAGAGGCTGATGACCTCGTCAGCCGCGGGGGTGTCGAAGAAGACTCCCTTGATGCGCAGCTTCTCGTCCTGGTCGAACTCCGTCGCGCGCCCGATGAAGAGCTCCGGGTTGTGCTGGCGGAAGATCGGGAAGCCGTCCTCTGGGACCTGCAGGGAAGCAAGGTCGATCACCGCAGGCCCGAAGCCAACGTCGAACTGGGCCCCGGAATAGGCCTCCATGAAGAACTCACGGGGACCGCTACCGCGCGAGTCCTCGAACGCACCCAGGTTGATCGTCGCTGACGTGAGGTTGATGTGGTTGGGAGCCTCACTCGGCATCGTCGTCCTCTTCCTGCTGCGGGGCCGGGGGGGGCTCGGGGCTCACGGAGACACCGACGGAGACGGGATCCAGGCCCAGGACGTCGCGCCAGGTGACGCCGGCCCCGAGGCCCTTCGCTGCTTCCTGCGCCAGGCTGATGGCCTTGGCCTTGTCGTTCACGAGGTCGGCAATGCCCTGGTCGTAGTCCAGGCCTCGTTCAGCCCAGACCTGGCGGGGGGACGCCAGCTGGGACGAGATGCGGAGCTCGTCTGCCTGCGCGTCCTTGAGGGGGTCCACGTACTGCCAGGCTGGGTAGCGGATCTGGTGGTCGCGGATCGTGGGGCTGTCCGTGACCAGGCCGTCCTCGATCCAGTGGCCAACCTTCCACTCATAGACGCGGCTCCGGAGGATCCGGGAGAACCACTGCTGCTTGACGCGAGCGGTCTGCTTCCAGCTTTCCAGAGCTCCCCGGAAGCCATGGAAGGTCGTATCGGAGGTGACCAGCAGCGACAGTTCGAGGGGCATGCCGATGGCGAGCCCGATCTCGCGGACGATTTGCTTGATGAGTTCCCGCGCGTCGCTGTTTGGGTTGTTCGGGGAGAACGTCGAGACGGACTCCCCGGGGGCGAGCCGGGCGATCATGCCGGGCGAGAACTCGTCGAAGACCAGGGAGGTGGTTCCGTCGGTGCCGGTCTCTGTGGACCTCGAGCCCCACTGGCGGTTCTGGTCGGCCGTGATGAAGGCAGCGATGCAGGCGGCCACCTGCTGCTGGACCAGCTGCGCGAATTGGGTGTCCCCGTGCATGGGGATCAGGTCGAAGACGGCTGAGAAAGCGGACATGCCGCGTGTCTGCGAGACCCTCTTGGGCTCGTAGACGTGGATGACCTGCTCCCGCGGGATCCGCAGCATCAACTCCGAGTCCGTCGTGGGGTGCAGGCGCCGCTTGCGCTGGCGCTCGCCGGGCTGGTTCCGGACGAACCAGTACGCCAGGGGCGTGGCGCTGTCGCTGTCGAGCTCCACCCCGTGGACGAGGTCGCGCAGGGTCCCGTTGGGGCCCTCGACCATGTACTGGGATCCGGCCGAGGTGACCCGGTCGCCCTCGACGAGCCGGACGCTACCGGACTTCTCGTCCAGGACGTAGAAGCAGTCCCCGTCGACCCAGCGATGCCGGAGGCCGAGACGCTCAAGCTGGGAGAAGTCCAGACGCCCCGAGAAGTCGCAGGCCTCTGGATCTGTCGTCCAGGCCTTGTCCAAGGCGGCCAAGGTCTCGTCCGTGGCGGGGTCGCCCGTGTTGGGGTCCACGCGGAGCCCAGGGCCCAGACACTGATCCAAGCCCCTGTCCACGATCTGTCCAAGGACGGGCGTGTTGCGGTCGTACTCCCGGACGCCCTCGCGGATCGCCCAGAACTCCTGGCGGTTCGCGTAGTGGGCATCCGCGGAGCCCCCCAGGCGGGTCTGGGTCTGCCGGAACTTGCTGGGCAGCCCTGCGCTGTAGTTCAGTTTCGCGGAGCGCATCCCGCGCTGGATCCCGGGCAGGGTGTGCTCCTGGACGATCCGGCGCGAGTAGGAGCGTGACCCCACGCCCTTGCCGTGGCCGTTGATGCGGTTCACCGGGGGCTTGGGGTCGTATAGGTCGGAGTACCTCACCCGTGCGTCCGCATCTGGCGGAAGTCCACGCGAACGGTGTTGGCCGGCTCGCGAGAGCGGATGAAGGCCTGGACCTTGTCGATCTCGTCCTGGTTGGTCGCCATGTTGTAGGAGACGGTGTTGGACCCCTTGATGGAGGTCGTGGGCTGCCTCAGAGAGAGCGCAACGCGCGCCTGCAGGTGCAGCTTCGCCATCGACAACTGGGCCGAGACGGTTGACTGGAACTCGTACAGGGCCGTGTCGAAGACCTCGGCCTGGATCTCTGCGTACGTGCTGGTAGAGGTGAGAGCCACTGGCTGCGGTATACGGCAGCCTGCGCGAGGGTGTCCACGTATCGCCCGGAATGTCGGACAAATGTGGCTAGGCTTTGGCGGCTAGTTCCTCGACCTCTTCCAGGGTGCGCTCCCTGTCGGCGTAGTGGAACGAGGGCCTACCGAACCAGCGGACGGCTCGGTAGTAGACCCAGGCGACGAGCAGGTAGACGGGGCGCAGTAGGATCCACACACCGGCCGTCTTCGCTCGGGCTCGCCCCTGGATCGACTCCAGGAACTGCCAGTCAGCCTTGACGCGATCCGCCTCGGTGTGGCCCACCATGTAGTTCAGGTCATGCTGGTAGCAGGACTCCTCGAGGTGGAGCCCGAAGACAGCGTCGGGGATGAGGTAGTTCATCCAGCGGTTCTTCGGCCCGCAGCCGTTCAGCTGGCCGGAGGCGACCAGTCGCCCCCGGAGCTCGGGAGAGACGTTCGCCCACCTGGCCCTGGTCACGCTAGTACAGGTACTCCATGACCACGACAACGCGCGCTGCCCCGCCGTTGCTGCGGTAGCGGATGCGGATCGTGGACCCAGCAGGCACGAACGAGGCCCCGATCTTGTTGTCCCCGAACGTGTAAACTTTGCTGTCGCCCGAGGTGATCTCGACCCAGCCGGTGCTGATGATGCATGGGCTCATTGACGTCGTGATCTTGATCGCTGCTGCCGTCGTGAAGTCGTCAGACGCTCCTGCATGCGTCGTGACGGTGCCTGCCTCGGTGTCCCAGGAGACGATGGCCCCCAGGTCGTTCCTGGTCCCGCCCTCCTCCAGGATCAGGCTCTGCCCCTTCCAGAGGGTCTCGGCATCCAGAAGGGCGCACATGGACGCCGGGACGGACACCGTCTTGTCGCCCCCGGAAACTGATGCCGTGGGTGACAGGCCCAGAGGCGTGTCCGGGTTGACGTCGAAACCGATCTCGTCCCCGTCGTTCTTCTTCTTCGCGTCCAGGCGTGTGCACAGGAGGCTGACGGGCAGGGCCAGGGTGACATCGTGAGTCGTGACCGTGCCTGCCGGGCCCGGGGCGTCGAAGGCCACCGACTCGGCCCCATACCGCCCCCCCGTGCATGAGGTCCGCGGCTCCTCGCGGATGTCTACGGTCGCCATCAGGTGATCTCCTGCCAGGTGAGGGCTGCGAGGATCAAAGCCGACTGCGCCTCGAGGTTGGTCGCCACGACGTGGAGGTAGTCACTCCCGGTCCCGGCGCTGTCCATCGACAGGTAGTTACTCGGTTTGAGGAGAGCCGAGACGTCTACCGCCGCGGAGCGAGAGTCGTTCTTGCTGCCGGCGTCCATGTAGGTCTGGAATGGGATGTTCCCGGCCCCTACCGTTGTCACGTCTGGCGCAGACTCCACGCCAGAGTAAGTCCCGGCGCTGGTCCACGTCGGCGTGCCGCCGAAGGTCGGCGTGGCCTCGTTTGAATGCTGCACCACAATCTCCAGCAGGAGTTGCTTGTCGCTCAGGACGCTAATCCCCGTAGGGATGACGATGCGCCTGTTGACCCTGCCGGACTCCACCGTTGCGCGAAGCCTGATGCTCAAAAGCGACTGGCGCGCCCCTCCAGGCAGGGTCTTCGCAGACGTCCCGCGCGATGCGCTGCCGCGGACTCCCTCGATCTCGGCCCCCGCCTCGGAGGACACGGCAGCTGCGACCTGGACCAGTGATCCCGCGGTAGCCCCGCCCTGCGTGATCTCGTAGCGGACAGGGAGAGCGGGGCTTGACGTGTACTCCTCCGTCGTGAGGTTCGTGTACTCGAACTCGTGGACGTAAATAGGCTCCTGTCCGACGATGACGCCGAACAACAGGATGCCGGACCCCATCCACTGCGACTCGATCACGAGGGACTGGATCATGGCGGGATCCAGGGTGACCCCGCTGGCTCCGCTGCCGTCCATGACGTCCATGTTCCAGGACGCTTGCGCGACGCGGGTGTCAACAGGTGAGCCGCTGGTAGACGTCCTGCGGACCACGTAGAGCCCTCCGGTACCGTCCTGCTCGAAGAAGAAGCCGTCAGCCGTGTTGAACAGACCAACACGCTTCGTGACGTCTGCCTGGCCAGCCCCGAGCACGGTGGACAGGACGACGAACGAGCCGCGACCCGGCGGCGTGTGGTTGTACCCGTGCTGCTCGCGGATGACGGAGTCTGCGGCTGCTGTCGTCGACAGGGTGCCGCTTGGCCTGTTGGCGTTGGCCGCGTAGGCCCCGGTGCCTGTGGTGATCGTCTCCCAGGAGGCCATGTTGACGGCCTCGTCCAGAAACGAATCGAACGAGGCCCACGGGCGCCCGACACGCAGGCGGCCGTATGCGTCCTCGTGGTCCCGGTCGAACGACGTCCGGACACGCATCTTCCGGTCGTCCCCGATCTTAGCGGCCAGGACGGTCCCGGCCTCCGTCCTGCCTGCGATGGTCTGCAGGATCGGGCCCGTGACGGTGTCGCCCTCGGTCTCTCGGATGGGCGTCTCCGCGGCTGCGTCCACCAGGAGCTCGCCCGAGGGGTTGACCTGGAGGACCGCGGGGTCTCCGGCTGCGTCCTCTGCGACCTTCCGGAGGAGCGCGTTATCCCAGCGGTTGCCCATCTAGCCCTCGTAGGGGACGACAGGGTATCCGACGGGGACCCCGGCGGTGTCTGCGATCAGGTCCAGGATCCACCGCACTGCGTCCGTGTGGCATTTGACGGGGCGCATGCGGTTCAGCCGAACTAGTTCGCCCTCGGAGTCCAGGGCGTCCATGAGGCACCTGAGGGCGAGCCCCTGGCGGTGCGTCAGGAGCGGGATGCGCAGGGTGCGCGGGGCCCGCATCCCCTTCACATGCCGCCAAGGGACCTTGATCTCCAGGGCATCGGTCAGCACCTCGTGATCCCTGGCCTTCTGCTTCGCTGGCTTCTTCTTCGTCATCGTCGTCTGATCCACCCTCCGCGCCTCCTCTGTCCGATCCAGGACTTGCCCCCCCTGGCCCTCGTGTCTTCCTGTGCCTGCTGTATGTCCCTCTGGACTAGTCGCTTCGCCTGCTTCTGGGACGCGCTGTCGCGCCGATCCTCGGCCCTGACCATCTTCGCAGCAGCCAGACAGTATACAGAGGCGTCCCAGAGGTCATCCCGCTTGCGCGTGTTGTTGACCCAACGCAACTGGAACCGGCGCCCGATCCGGACGCGCGTCTTCTCTTCGCGCGTCATGTGGGACAGGTACTGGTCGTCCGCTGCCTGGCTCTCCTCCCACAGGACAGGGTCCTCGGCGCGGATCAGGCGCGAAATGATGTCCTTGAGTCCCTCCGTGTCCAGCGTGTGCAGCAACACCTGGGTGGGAGGGGCCCCGGGGGGCTGGTAGTCCACGTTGGCGGTGCGGATCAGGCGGTCTGGCCTCTTCGTCCCGCCGTGCCCCTTGATCGGGATGACGCGCGCTGGGTCGGAGCGGGCCATGCCGTAGACCAGGTCCGTGGTGCTCGCGTCGTCCTCGCCCTCGAGCTCCACCGCCCCGCCCGAGTCCACGCAGACCACGAGGCAGCGCATCGTATAGCCGCCCCCCTCGACTGGCCAGGTGGCGTCTATGGTCTGCCTGTAGAGTTCCTCCTGGTTCATCGCCTTGCCTTGGCAGATCAGGCGGCTCCGGAGGTCGGGCCCCCAGGCGCGGACCACGTAGTACCAGTACGGCTTGCCGCCCCTGGCCTGCGTGTCTGCGCCGGCCGTGACGACGGTGGCCCACTCGGGGACGACGAAGGCCGGGGCCTCGCGCCTCCGCTCGAGCACGCTGATCTCGTTGCCCCCCATCTTCTCCTCGGAGGGCAGCCCCAAGAAGCTGTTGTAGAAGTTGCGGAGGTCGTGACTGGCCTTGCCGCGGAGGTACTCGGCTACGACGCGCGCGTAGCTGACCCAGGGGGAGCACAGGGCCGAGATGTGGAACGCCACCCGCACAGACCGCGGGTCCTCGCCAAGGGCCGACACCCAACGCCCCTGCCCTACTGCTATGAGCCGTTGGAGCTCGTCAATCCTCCCGCTGCACTCCACCTCCATGCACTGGTACCAGGCCTCCCGCGTCCCGGCCAGGAGGGCGTCAGCGATCCCCAGGAGGGCGTCGGGGTCCTTCTCGTCTCGGTCGTCCCAGCGCACCTGCTCCCACTTCTGCTCTTGGAGGGTGCCGCAGTGCGGGCAAGGGATGTGGTACGTCCTGCGGTCTGCCGTCCCCAGCCAGGCCTGCCAGATCGGGCCGCCTTTCGTGGTGGGCGTCGAGAGCAGTAGCAGTTTCGCGCGGTGCCCGTAGGTCAGCAGCCGATCACGGACGAGGTCGACGGTGGCTGCTTCCTTCGCGTGGTCGCGGCTCTTGTCGGTCTCGTCGAAGACCGCGCAGCGGATCGCCCTCGAGGCCAGGGACTGGGGCGACCCGCTCCAGCCCAGGTAGATGGTGGCGTGGACGAGGTCCACCTGGCTCTTGCGGAGGTCGTAGGTCCGCGGCGTGATCCAGCGACGCAGGCGCGGCTCTCGGAGCATCGGGTGGATGCGCTCCTGGCAGTGCTCCTCGGCTGTTTTCTGGTCGGGGAGGACCAGCAGGATGGAGTCGGCCGAGGTGTCGACCCAGTAGCCGATGGCGGTCTTCGCGCCCTCGCTGCCCCCCACCTGGGCAGCCTTGACCAGAACCACCTCCGTGTGCTGGTCGTCCCCCAGGCAGTCGAGGGGCTCCCGCATGTAGGGCGTCCGGGAGAGGTCCAGCCGTCCAGGCTCAGCCGTCCCACGCCGCGGGAGGGTGCGGTACCTCTCGCCCCACTCGGAGACCGTCAGCGGCTCCTCCGGCCGCATGGCGTCCATGATCGCAGTGGGCCAGAGGGTCACGAGGCGTCTCTGTCTCGCCTTGGCGTTGGATGAACGATCACGCGGACTGGCTCGCCTTGCTCGGACGCTTCCATGGCGACGCCGATGGGCATCGTGGTGCCGCTTCCCGCCGGGCCGACTGTCCCGTCAGCCCTGACTGCCACCATGTCACCTGCCTGCACAGGGTCGCTCCAGTCGATCTCCATGACCATGCCAGGCTCGTGCTCAACCGTGACACGAAATGGCCTCGCCTCTTCCCTGTCGCTGGCGTAGACCGAGATGTCCTCGCCCATGACAACCCGTGTCCAGGCGTGAGTCCACGACCCGCCCAAAGCTGCGACGGCCTGGGCCTCGGGCGTGCCCTCCTCGGCGGCACGGCGGCGGGCGGCGAGGAGGCGGGCGTCAGGTCCGGTCACGCCTGGTCCTCTCGAAATTGACGGCAAGAGACGCATGGGCATGTGTCCACGCAATCCAGGTTCGTGTTGAGCTCGGCTACCTTCACCCGGTCCAGCAGCGCCAGCACCACCTCGGGTGAGAGGGCGGCGAGGTAGGCAGCCGTCTGCTGGTCGGCCTCTGCGATTGGGTCGGCGCCCATGTGGCTGGCCATCACCGTCGCGTCCCATGTCCGGCACCGCTCGCAGTCGCTGGAGCTCACCACGTGCCAACTACCCTTCGGCGCTGCTTCCGCCAGCTCGCGCAGGCGGGCTAGGTCAAGGTCAGCCACGGTGCCGGTCCTCAGGGTAGGCGCGCCAGTAGCCGTCGTTCAGGCTGTAGTCCTCGGGGTAGAACCGCTCGCCGCAGACGACAGCGAACCACCCAGGGTCCCACTCGTGCAGCAAGAGCGGCTCGCCCATGCACAGGTCGGCCTTCCGCTGTTCGTAGGCCTCCAGGGCGCCGCGGTCGTGCGGATTGCTCCTGGCTGACTCCACCTCAAGCAGGCGGTCGAGGGCGTAACGCATTCCGGCCCTGAAAGCCTCGAGCGGGTGGGGCTGGTTGAACATGCCACCGATGTAACTGCAGGCATCGAACGACAGTCCGCCCAGGTCGTCGTTGCCGGCAAGCCCGTTGAATTCCTCAGAGGCCGCTTGGTGAGAATCAGCCACGGTAGTCCCTCCCTTCGTAGTAGGCCATCAGCAGGGCCTGGACCTCGCTGTCGACGACGCGCGCGATGGCCCTGGGCCCTGTGATCCCCTGCAGCCTGGCGCCCAGCTTGGCGCCGAGGGCCTCGAGGGACAGCTTTACGTGGCGCATGCGCGCCGTCTCTACCGCGTCCTGGTCCACGCGGGAGACGAGCTCGCCCCGCTTCTGCTGGACCTCGAGCTCCCGCTTGTCGGCCTCCGCGGTGTCTTTGCGGGCCTTCCCGAGGGCGGCAACGCGCGCCAGCATCGGAGGGGGGATCTTGTTGGCCAGCGCCAGGACGCTGCCGGCCGTCCCGTCCAGGTTGTCGAGCATGGCTGCGATGCTCTCGACGTCCACCTGGGACAGCCCCACGGCCTTGGCCACGCCCTTGACGCCCGAGGGGGGCTTGTCCGGGTCCCCGAGGTGAATGGCCAGGGTGGCCTTGTTCTCGGCGCTGGCCCGCGAAGAACACAGGGGAGCCGCGTCTGCCTCCCCCGCCTGTGCCTCTGCGAGGGCTCGCTGGACTCCCGTTGGTGGGCCTGGGGTGCCGTAGCCTCGCTCCGCGGCCCATGCCCGCACCTCGTCCAGGTCGCACAGGACCGCGGGTCCCTTGGCAGCCTTCCGGCAGGGCATGCCCCTGGCCCTCCACCTGTGGATGGTGCGCTTGCCGATCCCGAGCATTGCTGCTGCACGAGTTAAGGGGTAGAGGTCGGACACTTTGGCCATTCTGCCACGTGGCAGAGTCCTGCGCCAGAACACGCATCGCGCGCTCGACAGCCGACGGGGCCCGCAGCCAAAACTGGCCGACGTCAGGAATCCGTCCCGCACCTCCCAGAATCGGAAACCTGGCCCGTTTTGCCCTAGGACGGGAAGGCCCGCTGCAAGCCAATACTACATAACCACTTGTGGTGAGGGACGACATGTCGCCCGCGGGGGCCCGGCTAGCCTTAAGTGCCTGTCATGGCTCAAGTTACAACCGCACAAAGCATGACCGGCCGCGGAG